CGAAAGAGAAATAGAGAAGATGAAGGCAGCACCTAAACCACCTGCAGCGTCTTCAAAACCAAAGAGTGATAAATAATTAACACATTCGTTTTACTTATAATGGAAGATAATACTATCGAAGTGATTAATCATATTCAGAATAAGAATAGAGCTGCTGCTTTAGATCTCGTTTCTGACATGATGGATGCTGCTGCTTCTGAAGCAATCGATGCTTACAAAAAGGTTGTAGCTAATAGTTACTTTGACGAACCTGTAGAAACTCTAGAAACAGAACAATGAAACTTATCACAGAAAATATTGAAGAGGTAGTTACAATCGAGGAAGAAACTGAAGAAGGTGAAAAGAGTCTTTTTATCGAAGGAATCTTTTTACAGTCTGAAGTTAAAAACCGTAACGGACGTATCTATCCCTTTGAAGTTCTCAACCGTGAGGTCGAGAGATATGTCGAGGAGTATGTAAAATCCGGACGTGCTCTAGGAGAACTTGGACATCCCGATGGTCCTACTGTAAATCTAGATAGAGTTTCACATCTCATTACATCTCTTAAAGCAGAAGGTAATGATTTTATCGGGAAAGCAAAGATTCTCACCTTGCAACCTCACGGACAAATGGTTGAGAATCTATTAAAGCAAGGAGTAAAACTTGGTGTTTCCTCCAGAGGCATGGGAAGTTTAGACAAGCGCGAAGACGCTAACTATGTTTGTGACGATTTCATGCTTGCTACTGCTGCTGATATTGTAGCAGATCCTTCCGCTCCTAGTGCTTTTGTAAATGGCATCATGGAAGGGAAGGAATGGGTCTGGGAAAATGGAGCTCTAAAGGAGAGTGACATTGATAAATACCAGAGATACATTGCTAACGCGCCTAGTAGGCAGCAGTTAGAAGAAAGAACTCTAGAGGCATTTAATGCTCTCATGGGTAGACTTTCTAAATAATCTTTTTGATAAATACTTCATAAGAATAACTTTGTTTTTACAGCTAGAGGAACACTCAAATGTCAGATATGTTAAAAGAAAAGTTTGGGGAGCTTGTTAAGGAACAAGGTATTACTCTCACCGAGGGTGATCCTATGCCAACAGTTACAGCTTCTGTAATCCCCGGAACTGGTTCGGAACCTTCCAAGATTTCGGATGCCCAAACTGCTAAAGCAGGTGGTGCTGATGGTATGCAATCCGTCCCAACTTCTGTTGCTCATGGTGGTCAGTCCGTTACTGATCTTGGCGGAACTTCCACCACTCCTAATGAGCATGACGATGATGGTGAAGAGAACCCTGGTGCTAAAGCTGCCGCTCCTGTTACTCCCATTTCGGGCGATCCCCAACAAGCAACTACAAAAGATCCAGGCACCCCAAGAGCATCTATTGGCGCTGAAGTTGCTTACGGAACCAAGACCGGTCCTGCTGTAACATATCCCATCAAGCCCGCTTTCGAGCAACTTGATGTATCTTCTGACATCGCTGCCCTCATTGAAGGCACTGAGTTGTCTGAAGGTTTTGCTGCTAAGGCGACAACAATCTTCGAAGCTGCTGTAAAAGTAAGACTAGAAGAAGAGTGGGCAAAACTAGAAGAAGCACACGCTAAAGCACTTGTAGAAAAAGTTGCTGAAGTAAAAGCAGAACTTCAAGAAGAAGTAAAGGGCACCGTTAACTACGCTGTCCAACAATGGATTGAAGAGAATCAGATTGCTGTAGATCGTGGTGTAAGAAACGAAATCACCACTGATTTTATTGCTGGTCTCAGAAACCTCTTCCAAGAGCACTACATCAATATCCCCGAAGATAAAGAGGATATCGTAGAAGAACTCGCTGAAACAAATCGTGAAATGGAAACCCGTCTCAATGAACAGATTGAGCGTAATGTGAAAACAGTCACCGAGAAAAACGAACTCCACAGAGAACTTGCTTTGCTCAAGTTATCTGAAGGACTCGCTGATACTCAAAAAGACAAACTCGCTTCCCTAGCACAGGGTGTAACTTTCGAGTCTGTTGAAAAGTATACCGAAGCAGTTAAGACTCTCCGTGAGTCGTATTTCCCTGCTCAAGGTGCTCCTCAGATTAGAGAAGAAACAAGCGAGGACGCTGCCGAACAGTTTGTGCCTAGCACCAACCCAATCATGGATGCTTACGTAAGAGGCATTTCCAAGTTCGGTAAGTGATTTATTATACTAAATAATCGTATACCAATAACAAAAACTTAGAGGTTAAAAATGTTCAACGCAACCCAACTTCAGGAGAAGTGGGCACCCGTCTTGAATCATTCTGATGCTCCTAGCATTAAGGATAACTACAAGAAGGCTGTTACCGCTGTCATCCTAGAAAACCAAGAGAGAGCAATGAGAGGCGCTGGTAGTGCCACCATGCTTTCTGAGGCTCCCAACAACGTCGGTGGTCTAGCTACCAGTGGTGTTGGTGGTGCTGATCTATCCGGCATTGAAGCTCCTGGTATTCAGTCTGGTGGACTTGCTGGTTTCGATCCTATCATGATCAGCCTTGTCCGTCGTGCTATGCCTAACCTAATGGCATATGACATCTGTGGCGTTCAGCCCATGAGCGGTCCTACTGGACTAATCTTCGCCATGAAGTCTCACTATCAAAATCAAGGCTCTCCTTCGGAGCTACGTGGTGGTCCTGAGGCTCTCGGACTTACTGAAGCAGACACCAACTTCTCTGCTACACCTAATCTTACTGACTCTACCAGCGATGGTTTCCCTGACTACACTCAGGCTGCTGATGGTAACAACCCACTAGGCGATGCTTACAGTGGTGCTGGCACCGATCCTACTAACTCCGGTGCTGCTGCTGGTCCTTTTGATGGAACCTACGGACCTGGCAGTCGTGGCATCGAGAGAGATCTTGCCCAGACTCTAGGCGAAGCCGACAACCTCTTCAACGAGATGAGCTTCAGCATCGAGAAGACTGCTGTTACCGCCAGAACCAGAGCACTCCGTTCCGAGTACACCTTGGAACTCGCTCAGGACCTCAAGGCAGTTCATGGTCTTGATGCTGAGCAAGAACTCGCCAACATCCTTTCGAGCGAGATCCTTGCTGAAATCAACCGTGAGGTTGTTCGTAGAGTATACACCGTTGCTGAGCGTGGTGCTCAGAACAACACCGCTACCGCTGGTGTATTTGACCTTGACGTTGACTCCAACGGTCGTTGGTCGGTTGAGAAGTTCAAAGGACTTCTATTCCAGATCGAGCGTGACGCTAACGCTATCGCCCAGAGAACTCGTAGAGGCAAGGGTAACTTCCTCATCTGTTCTGCTGACGTTGCTTCTGCTCTCGCCATGGCTGGTGTACTTGACTACTCCTCCGGTCTAACCGGTTCTGGTGGTCCTTCCATCGGTGAAGTCGATGACACTGGTAACCTCGCTGTTGGTACTATCAACGGTCGTATTAAGGTCTTCGTTGATCCTTACTCCGCTAACCTAAGCGAGAACCACTACTACTGTATGGGTTATAAGGGTTCCAGCCCCTATGATGCTGGTCTCTTCTACTGCCCATACGTTCCCCTCCAGATGCTCAGATCTATTGATCCTGACACCTTCCAGCCTAAGATTGGCTTCAAGACTCGTTACGGTATGGTATCCAACCCATTCGTTCGTGTTACTGCCGATCCTAACGCTGCTCCTGACGGTGAAGCTCTTACTGCTGGTGTTAACCAGTATTACAGAAAGGTTCGTGTAACCAACCTCATGTGATCACTGTTCACGCCAAGACCCCTTCGGGGGTCTTTTTTTATGCAGATAAATAATAGTAGCTTGGGAAGTTGACATGCCTGCTGAATGGGTTGGTAATCAGTTAGAAAACAGAAACTATCTATCCCCTATTGGATTCCAGTTGCAACTGGATATTTTTAAAGGGGTAGATTTTATGTGTCAACGTGCCAACCTACCAGACATTCAAATGCCTGTAACTGAAGTACCAACTAGGTTCAGAACATACCCAGTAGTTCCCGGAGGTGGAGTTACATATGGTGACCTTGTAGTTACCTTTATCATTGACGAAGAGTTGATCAACTATAAGTCTGTTCACGATTGGATTCGTGATAATGGCAATGCTGATCAGATGGAAACAACAGAAGATTATCCTCGATATTCTAACGGACAGTTACTCATTTTATCTTCTAACTTTAATGCTAACCATATTATTGATTATGTAAGTTTATTTCCTTACTCGTTAAGTCCTATTGCTTTTGATGCTAGTGACAGCGGAGGAGAATACTTTACTGCTAATGTAGCATTTAAGTTCCAAAACTATAGTATTAGAAACACATCATTTGAAACATGAATTTTGACAAACTTCGTTCATTATTTGATCACATTAAAACAGAATGGAAGGAAGATTCAAAAGTAGATTTTCAGTTTAAAAATAAAGAATATACAGAAGACCTAGGAAACCTAGCATTAAACATTCCTTATCTTCACAACAAATATTTAAATCACTATTCGGATTTGTCCGAACACAAAATGTCTCTTGAGTTAGAACTCAGGTTTGTTCTTAAAAAGAAAAGAGAATACTATAGCGGAGAAGGAAACGCCAAAGAATATGCCGAACCGGATGCTTTCCGTGGAAGCATTAAGACAGCAGAAAAAATGAAAACATATCTGGAGGCGGATGAAGATATAATCGCTCTAGAAGCAAAGATCAAATACATAGAGGTTGTTTTAAACTACCTCGATAACGTAATGAAACAAATCACCAATAGAGGATTTCAAATCAAATCTGCTATTGATTGGGAAAAGTTTGTGAATGGAGTATCGTAATGGACAGATTAGTTGTACAGAAAAAGAACGAGGTTTTCCTGACTATTCAGGCAGAACCACATGTTCATTTGGAGTTATCCGATTACTTTACGTTTGAAGTTCCAGAAGCAAAGTTTCTTAAAAAGAATCCACGTTACAGACATTGGGATGGAACCATCAGACTATATTCTCCTGCTTCTGGACAACTGTATGTTGGGTTGTGGAACCAACTAAAAGAGTGGGCAGAGAACAAAAACAATCGTATAGAGATTGTTGATAACAAATGGTACGGAAGACCAGATGACACTAACGATTTTGTATCACCACAAGGAGTAAAAGATTTTGTAGATAAGATTTCTAATATTTCAGCTAGAGATTATCAATATTTTACTGTATACAAAGCACTGAAATATAACCGTGGATTGTTTTTGTCTCCCACTGGATCTGGCAAGTCTTTAATGATCTATTCCTTGGTAAGGTATTACCACATTCAAAATAAAAAAACTCTTATTATTGTACCAACTACATCACTGGTAGAACAGATTGTAAAAGACTTTGAAGATTATGGATGGGATACAGATGACATTCATAAAATCTATGGCGGTCAAGACAAGAACACAAACAAACCAGTTATTGTTTCTACGTGGCAGTCTATCTACAAGTTTCCAAAGAGATGGTTTGATGACATTGACTGTGTGATTGGTGATGAAGCACATCTATTTAAATCTAAATCACTCACCAATATTATGGAGAAGTGCCACAATGCTGTGTATAGATTTGGTTTTACCGGAACTCTAGATGGAACCAAAACACACAAGTGGACACTAGAAGGATTGTTTGGTGCTTGTGAAAAAGTAACTAAGACTGATGACTTAATCAAGAAAGGTTATCTATCTAATCTACGTATCAAAGTGATGTTGTGTAAACACAATCACGTACACTTCGAAGACTACCACGAAGAGATGGAGTACATTGTTACTCACCAAAGAAGAAATAATCTGATCAACAATCTAGTTAAAGATTTGAGTGGCAACACTCTTGTGTTGTTTAACTTTGTCGAGAAGCATGGTGAACCACTATACGATTTAATAAATAATACTATAGGAAAGGACCGAAAAGTATTTTTTGTTAGCGGTTCTACTGATATTGAAGATAGAGAAACTGTACGTCAGTTAACTGAACGGGAAAATAATGCTGTTATTGTTGCTTCATACGGAACTTTCTCTACCGGTATTAACATTAAACGTCTTCACAATATTGTATTTGCTTCTCCCAGTAAGTCAAGGATTAGAAACTTACAGTCAATCGGTCGTGTACTGAGAAAAGGAGAAGGTAAAGATATGGCTACTCTTTATGATATTGCTGATGATATCTCTTCTGACAATAGAAAAAACTACACGTTGCTACATTTAAAAAAACGAATCGAAATCTATAAAGAAGAGAACTTTAAATACGAAGTAATCAAAATAGATTTAAGGTAATGGAAGAAGAATTCTACTCAACCTTAAAACTGGCATCGGGTGAAGAAATAGTCGCTAAAGTTTGTTATCTTCCGGATGAAGATTCTCTTTTAGTGGCTAACCCCATGTTAGTTGAAAAGGTAACTAAAAGAAAAAAAGGAAAAGATGTGTCTGGGTTTGTTCTCAAGGAATGGATTCATTCAACTTATGATGATATGTTTGTTATCAAAATGGAACATATTGTTACCATGACAGAGCTAGATAAAAACATTGAAGAGTTCTACATCAACGTATTGGAGAATGATGATCAAGGACCAGATATTAAACTAGAAAGGTTTTCCCGTCGTATGGGGTATCTAGGTTCAGTTAAAGAAACCAAAACGTTTCTAGAAAAGATCTATAAGAATAGCTAAAAGCTATAACTAACCTTCAACCCTTAACAGAGTTATTGTACTAAGTTTCTGAGGTTCTGTCAAGCCCCCCTTGACAGCGTTCTGTGACAACTGTATAATGGGTATCAAATAAGCAATCCATCATGTCCAATGCCAAAAAAGAATCCAGAACATTATGTAAATAATCAAGATTTTCTAGATGCTCTAATCACTTATAAATCTCAATGTAAAAAAGCAAAAGAACAAGGGAAAACAACTCCTGTTATTCCTAGGTATATTGGCGAGTGTTTTTTAAAGATTGCTAATCGATTATCTTTTAAACCAAACTTTGTCAACTATACTTATAGAGATGACATGATTTCGGATGGCATTGAAAACTGTGTACAATACATCCATAACTTTGATCCTGAAAAATCAAAAAATCCTTTTGCTTATTTTACTCAGATTATCTACTATGCTTTCCTTCGTCGTATTGCTAAGGAAAATAAACAGCAGGACATTAAAAATAAAATCTTGGAAAAATCTGGACATGAGTATGTGATGCATACAGATTCATACTCCGGTGATATGTCTGGTATGAATCAACAGTATTCTGATATGTCTAATATCAAAGAGAACATTGAGACGAGAATGAACCGATGACAAAACCACAACTATCCGATTCTTTTGGTGGAACTATTGAAAAAAATATTCCAGAAGATGCTGAGTGGATTGATGATGCTTTCTATATTAAGAAGACTCGCTTTGGTTTGTTTACATCTATTTTGAAAGAACCGTTAGGACAACATTTTATTACTGGTGTCACATATGAAAGTGTGCTCCATGTGTCTCGGTGGCATCTCAAGTGTCTTCAGGAAGGTACTTTACAAGACCATACCCGTGTGGTAAACTCTGGTGTAGTAGGAGGAAAACTTTGAAAATAGCACTCATCACAGACCAGCATCTTGACGGTCGAAAGGGATCTCTTGCCTTTTGGAACTTCTGGCAAAAGTTTTATGACAACGTGTTCTTCCCTACATTAGAGAAGCATAAGGTTAATACGATCATTGACTTAGGTGACACTTTTGATAATCGTAAGTCAATGGATTTCAATACGTTCCAACGTGCTAAGTCTTGTTACTTTGATAGACTCAAAGATTACAAAGTGCATATGCTCATCGGTAATCATTGTACTTATTATAAAAATACTAATAGGATTAATTCACCAGAGTTACTGTTAGAGCAATATGACAACATCTCCATCTACTCCAAACCAGACCACATCAGACTCGGAAGCAAAAAGTTCCTCATGCTCCCTTGGATCAATAGCGAAAATCAAGAGGAGATTCTTCGAACGCTTACAAACAGTGACGCAGACATTGTATGTGGACATCTTGAACTCACGGGATTTGAGGTAACCCCTGGCATGAAGATGGAGCATGGTATGGATCCAGCACCATTCTCGAAGTTTGATCGTGTCTGGTCTGGTCACTACCATCACAAGTCTAAGAAAGGTAACATCCAGTATCTTGGTAATCCCTACCAGATGTTCTGGAATGATTACAAGGACAAGCGTGGATTCCATATCTATGATACAGAAACTGATCGCCTTACTTACATTGAGAACCCATACGAGATCTTTCAGAAACTTTACTACAACGACACTGAACATCAAGAGATTGACTACGATCAATACAAAGATTGCTTCGTCAAAGTTATTGTAGAGGAAAAGAATGATTACCTACAGTTTGAGAAAGTGATTGACAAACTGTATGATACTGGTGTTCATGAAGTAAAGATTATCGAATCTCTTGTCAACGATACTGGAGAAATCAATGATGACATCGAGATCAAAGATACTATGACACTTCTTGGTGAATACGTCGATGAAGTAGAAGTATCCGTAGATAAGGAAAAACTAAAGCGTCTCCTAAATACTCTATACATAGAAAGTTGTGAAGCAGTCTAATGTACATTCTCACCCTTAAGGATAAACCCGAGGGAGTTTTTTCGGTTATCGATGATTCGGGAGACCATATTATTCCTTTGTTTGAGAATGCTGACGACGCTGAGAGATATTTTATCATGATAGAGGCAGAAGACTACCCAGCTATGCAGGTAGTTGAGATTGATGATGAAGTTATATTAGAGGCATGTGAAGATCGAGATCAGAAGTATGCTATAATAACCGAAGACACCCTGTTGATACCACCTGAAGATTTGACATGATTATTTTTGAGACTATTCGTTGGAAAAACTTCCTGTCAACAGGGAACGTATTCACCGAAGTCAATCTGAACGATGAGAAGACTAATCTGATTGTCGGCAAGAACGGAGCAGGTAAGAGCACCATTTTGGATGCCCTTACCTTTTCTCTTTTTGGCAAACCATTTCGTAAGATCAACAAGCCCATGCTTGTCAATAGTATCAACGAAAAGGATTGTGTTGTAGAGATTGAGTTTCGTATTGGCAAGAATGAATACAAGGTTGTTCGTGGAATCAAACCAGCAAAGTTTGAGATCTACCACAACGGACAACTGTGGAATCAGGAATCAACAGTTGTAGATCAGCAGAAGAACTTTGAGCAGAATGTGCTCAAGATGAACTACAAATCTTTCACCCAGATTGTAGTTCTGGGTTCTTCTACCTTTGTTCCTTTTATGAGATTGCCTGTAGCATCTCGTCGTGAGATTATTGAGGATATCCTTGACATCCAAATCTTCTCTGTGATGAATCAGAACCTCAAGGAAAAGATTAAAGTGGGTAACACTGAGATCCGTGATCTTGATTACAACATCGACATTCTCAAAGAGAAGAAAAGTATCCAAGAGAAACATATCACGGAGGTTCAGAAAAAGAATACAGTTGATATCCTTAACAAGGAAGAGAAACTTAAGTTTCTTGTTAAGGAGAAAGAAGATCTCAAAAACCAGGCAGCTGCTCTGCTTATGAATCTTGAAGATGTTAACAAGAGTATTGCTTTGTATGCTAAAGATAAAAGCGAGAGAGTAAAAGTTCTCAAGCAAAAGGGAAACATTGAACTAAAGGTTGCTCAGTTTAGAGATCAACATAACTTCTTTACCGAGAAGACAACGTGCCCTACATGCTCCCAGCATATTTCTGAAAACATCAAGAAAGAAAAACTGGAAGAGATA